AACCTCCATTTCCACCACCGTCATAATGGCGTAGTTAGCGAGGTCAATCAGGGTGTCTCGGATAGACTCGTCATTGACCTTCTGCTCACCGCCACGGGAGAGAGTCTTAAAGCGGCTGAACTTATCTCCCAATCGGATACGAGCCATCGCCATTCCTTCTTCAACGAAGGTCTGATGGAAGCTGTCACCGTAGTCATGGTTCTTACGCTCATAGAGATTGTTGATCTCTTTGCAGATTTCAGCGTGGCGCTGAACCTTGGAGAGTGAACAAATATAGGCTTCTGCCATTGTAGCTTATCCTCACTTTCAACATAGTTTTCAACATACCATTGGCGAGGGAGAGCCTTTCAAATTAGCCCTCCCTCGCACCCGGTATCAGCCAAGGAGAGCTGCCAAATCCAACGGGGTCTTAGGAGCGGTCTGAGAAGCCGCAGGAGCGGTTTTAGCGGCGGGGGTAGTAACCGTATTGCCAGCGCCACCCCAGCCCTCAGAGGGGCGCTTATCGGCCAAACGGACGAAGATAATGCTCTGTCCGGGCTTCTTCTTGTTCTCCTGAACATCATGTTCCACATCACACTCGATGAAGTGACCAATCAGGTCGGTGTGGTCGATCTCGGTCAGATCGAAATTGCCGAGGGCAGTCTTGGCGAAGTAGCTGAAAGCGTTGTATGCACCCTCGTTGGGAGAGCCATCGGATTTCAGCAGAGAGAAGCGCTCGATGTGCTTACTGCCGGTCTGCGTCTGCATATAGACTTCCAGCTTGCCGAAGTCCTCCTTGTACTTCACATCGGTAATCTGAAAGACATGAGTACCTTCGGGAATGAGGGTGAAACCCTCGGTGAGTCCGATTTTAGCCATTGTTTTTGTCCTCCTTCATGGTGTAGAAATTGAGCTGTTCTGTGTACTCGCAGGGGAAGATAATACCAACCAACTGGTCTTCGTCATCGGGGTACTTGGCGTACTGCTTGACCAGTAGGGCTTTCGGTACGCTCTTATCGCTTTCCAGATCGTAAGCGTACAAGATTTCGCAGAAATCAGACTTCTCGATCAGCGACCAGTCATCATTGGTGACGGGAAGGGTCATGGTGCTGTCCTGCGTAGCGAAGATACGGACACAATCCTTGATTGCGCTGTCCGGCTCAGGCATGATTGCCTTAACCAGCGTGGCGTACTCGGTGCAACCGACCTGAGAAATCAGGCGACCAATACCGTCAGGCATTTTCTCGTTGCTGTACCCGGTCACGCTGCGGATACCATCGGGAATGAGCATAAGTACGGACGGGGAAACAAGCCAGCGTTTGTCCATGTACTCATAGATAGCGCCGCCATCAGGGGCGAGGGACTTCACAAACTTGGAAAATTTCATAGGTCAATCCTCCTTTTCAATTTCGCCGGAATAGATAGCGTATGTGGGGGTAGTGACCGTGTATTTTTCCAAGATACCGTCTTTTTCCATGAGTTTCTTGTCGATACTCGACCGTTCGCTCTTTCTAACTTCCCACATATAGCGATTTCCGGTGATAACAGATTTTGTGTCACCGTCACGGAACTGTTCGACAGCTTTTGCCTTAATCATGTCGGTCAAGACCTTGTACCGCTTCTCGTCCTCAGCCACCTCAGCGGCATGAGCGTCCAGCTTGGCTTTCAGGTCTTCGGCTTCCTTGACCAGAGCTGCCATGTCCGTTTCGGGAGACAGGTTGTTGGTACGAAGGGCTTTCAGGATTTCAGCGTCCTTGCGCTCGTCAAAGGCGGGAGAAATACCGCTCTCAACGAAGTCCTTCCACCATTTCAGGGCAGGCTTCACATACTTCTTCTCGAAGTCAGGATACCGCTCGGACACCTTGAAGGGGCGAGTGATGGTGTTCTCACCGCTACACACGAACTTCTCAGGATTGTCGTAATCCTTGGGTTCGAGGAAGGAAGCGACCATGATAACCTCGTCCACGCCGAGAAGGTAAGCGTACAACGCCGCCTGCAAAGCGTAATACTCAGGAATATCGTCCTTCCAGTCCTCGACACGCTTGGAAGTCTTCATTTCGAGGACGGTGGTGGGCTTGCCATCTTTGCCATAGAGCAAATAGTCCCACATGCCGCCGAGGACAGGGCTTTCCTTGAAGAAATCACCGTAGGTCTGACGGAAGTAGTCTTTGCCCCAAATGTCGGTCGGTGTGACCAGATTGCTCATGAAGTAGGTCTGCTTCATGTACTCAGCCTGCTTAGGCTCGATGGTCTTACCAGCGATGGTGTAGATCGTGTCCTCGAACGGCTTCTGATAGGTGCGGGTCACTTCACACCAAATCTCGAACGGTGTAGACCACGGGTTCAGACCGAGGATAGTGGCAAAGCGAGTACCGGTCAGCTTCTTCGGACGCTTGGGAGGGATAATCTGGATTTTGTTGCCGTCAAGCCATTCCATTTTTGTCTACCTCCTTATAATTCACAAATTCGTCAGCGGCACATTCCCGAACGGCAGTATCAGGGTTGTTACCGTAGAGCTTACAGCAATCCGCTTCCAAGTCTGCATTGACGCACTTGCGACAATCAATTTCAATCATGCCTTAGCCCTCCTTCGCCGTTTTCATTTCGTAGCCAGCCAGCATATTGTTCACGCCCTCGATCAGAGCGTCACACTTGTCGGCTTCGATCTTGGAAAAGCCCTCGGTCTTCATGGCGATGGTCTGCACGAACTGTTCCTGCTCTGCGTCAATATCCATGAGCTTTTTCAGCAGGCTTTTCAGCGTACTGACCTGTTCCACGGTAGCCGCACCAGCAGGAGCGCCGGTCAGTTCTTTCTTGATCTCCTGACGCTGCTCAGTGGTCACAGGGGGCTTCTTGGTGACGGCGGGAGCGGGTGCACGAGCTGCCACAGGTAGCGGCGAATGTAGGTGATGGAGCTGCCGGTCGCCTGCATTTCGTTTGTGACCTGATTGCCAGCGTTGGACACAATGGGGGCGATGGGGGTGTACGGTGCAACGAAGTCAATGAAGTCCTCACGGTCATCGACATTGTAGACACGAGCGGTTGCCTTGTCTCCGTACATGGACGGAACCATCATCAGACCGATTTCAAGGAAAATCTGCTCGGCCTTGGGAACAATGTCCGCCAGCTCGAAATACTTATATTCGAGCTTCATGTGCTTGCCGCTCTTATCCACGCCAGCTTCAAGGAAGCGCACACGGGCAAGCTGCAACTTCTGGAACACATTCATGGTGGAATAATCCACCGCCGCAGTCTCAGCGGCTTTCTTGGTAGTAGCCATATTTATACCTCCAACATTTCTAATAATTTTTTCTTGATGGAATTGACTCTGCGGGTATTTCGCTTGGGCGGCTTCTCTCCGAGGAAATCTCGGACATACTTTTTCGCCTGCCGGATATACCAGTCACGGTCAACCACATCAATCGTCAGGTGATTGTCGTTGTCTACGACACATTTTGCGGGGAGTCCAGCAATCTTGACGGGATTGCCAGTGCTAAGGTGGATTTTGTAGAGGGTTCCGCACCGATGGTCTTCCGTGGCATATACCCGGTTGACCTTCTGCACGACCTCCATCTGACCGTCTACCTCATGGAGAGCGTCACCATACTTGCTCCCGGCCTTGGCGACCAACTGGAAGTCCAGCAGGCGGTCGCAGCTCATGATGGTATCTTCGACCGGGATACCGTAGGCCAGATAATCCTTGACCGCCTTGGCGACCACACAAGCGTTGTTGTTGATGTTGAACGCTCCTGCCGGGGCAATCCCACGAACGAGAACGCCACCCTTGATTTTGGGGTCGCCCTCGAAGGGAACCTCGACATAATTGTTCACATCTTTCTGACAGATGGATTTCACGGTATCTTCTTCAAGCTCGAACCCTGTGCGCTCTTGCCATTCGCCCGTGATTTCTAAGACTTTCTGGTATTCGTCTTCATCAAAGCTGACCATGATACCATCGGTGTTTAACTGAATAACCTTTAAGGTCTTACAGTCTGTCACCAAATGATTTGCCAGCTCCAACAAAAATAGCTGGCCTGAAATACATACTGATCTTCCCATGAGAGGGTCATACAGCGGGTTATAGCGGTTCAACATAGCCCCATAGGTGGTGTTCAGTACCAGCTTCAAAGCGTTCGCCGTAGCTTTGTCACCCGCTCTTTTCGCCTTTACTCGCCGCTCAATGGTGGCGGCGTAGACATCGGGAGAAGGGATATTTCGAGAAGTATATCCCATTAGTGTCATCAAGTGCGGGTTCAGTAGTAGGAAGCAACATCATAGTTTCTAATCATTCGCTTTCCCACTCAAATCACCGCCTTTCTTCTGGACGGACGAAGAAGATACTCACCGTCCTCATGATGGTCAGTCACTCTCTTTTTCAGAGTGTTGTATGAGATGTTGAGTTCTCTACTCCACTCCATCAGAGATTGCCGTTTCCCGAACGCAGTAACAAAATGTGTCGTAGAACGGTTACAACAATTCTGACTTGGCGTGACCCATCGGCAATTATCAGGGGAATACCCCTTGTCATTGTCAATACGGTCAATGGTCAAGTCATTACGGTAGCCGTGTGACAAAGCCCATTCCTTGAAGTTGTTCCGTGTTCGCCATTCGTGGCAAACGGTAATACCTCGTCCGCCGTAACGGGGGAAGTAGGTTGAATTCGGGTTAGTGCAACGCTGAATCATGTTGAAATGAATAATGTCCAACCTGTCTCTCATATTTCACCTTCCTCTCGGTAACACGGGATAGCTCCGTGAATACCACCGTAGGCGATGGTACAAGGACAGCCGCCTACCATCAAATCGAGCTTTTCCTTGAACACCACTTCGTCAGGAATACTCTTGTCCTTCAACCGTTCGAAGAAGTCGAACACTTCCTGCGGAATGTACTGACGAAGCAGCTTCGGTGGATACTGGTATTCCCGCTCGTCATAGTGCGGTTTCTGCTCTGCGTCAAGGTAAGCAGCGGTTAACTTGGCGTTGGTCATGTAGAGGGCTTTTGCTGGATACAGTCCCTTTTCACGACCCAACGTGAGCTTACTGGACAGGTAGCCTTGACGAAGATCGTCCAGCCTGTCGGTTGCGTCAACATCGTGTCGGCAGTAGAACTCGACCTCTCGCTTCTCGTCCTCAGTCAGAGGGCGGTCGATGTTGAACGGAACGGTGGTTTCACGAATGTCCATTCCGAGGTGCGCTTCGATTGCTTTCAAGGACAACCCCATCTGGCAATCGTCCATCAGGTCATATTGATCGAAGAAAATCCCGCAGTCACGGAGAGGGGCGTACTCCCAGCCCTCGTGACCACCAACGATGATAAAATCGTTGACCGCCTTGATTTCTTCCGGCGTGAAACCTGAGAGAACCGCTTTCAGAATGAATTGGTCATAGTGCTTATTGTTGAACCCTGCCAACAGGGGTTCTTGAGTCATGAATTGTTCGACCGCTTCGTTGTCATTCCAAATCTCGGTGTATTCCCCCGTGACCTTGTTTTTGAAGACAAAAAGCCAATCGTAGGCAAACACCTCGCAGTCGAAAATGAATGGTTCAAGGTTCAGCGGTATCACCTCCTAATACTGCACCCCATTGTTGCGCCATAGCGTTCGCAATACCGGGAAATGTTTTTGAACGGGCTTTGGAATTGTGAGGTATCCTCGCCCCGTAGCTGTCCCCCCCGCCTTGCGGCCTGTTCCGGCAGGAACAAAGGGCTTCCATTCTGTAAGAACATTGGTGTAAACCAACGGCGGAAGATTTTTCAGCCAAAGATAGGTGAGTTTACTCCACGGGTCGCCAAATTGATATGGCTGTATTCGCTGATCTTCTTTTGGCAATTCAACGATTTTGAGAGGGCGGGGGTTCTCAATAGCCACTCGATCACAGTCAGCATTTAGAAATCGAAGGAAAAACGCTTTGGCTTCCATCGCCTTTTGGAATCGAGCTTTATCAATTTGACCCTTACGGGGATACATTCGACACGCTCCCGCATTACTCATGAAAGTGCAAGGCGGGTGAGCAATTATCAAATCCCACCGCTCAACATAATGAGCTTTTCCGTCTTCGGTTTTGAAAACCAGATACCGTCCGAGTAACAGTAGAGCGTCCACTTTAATGTGCCATTCCGGGTGTCCACCTGAACACTCCTGAATGTCACAGGAGTAGGCTTCATACCCCAAACGCCGAAACGCAATACAGACAGCTTGACTTTCCTCGCAGGCAACGAGAACCTTTATATCAGTTCTCTCCGTCAATGAACTTGCACCCCGCTTTCCGGTAGGTGATACACCGCTTCTTGTAACGCTTGACCATACTCACGATACCGTCATCAACATAGTCATACGCTATTGGTTCACTCTTTGCCTCGAAGGTACGGGCGATACGACCAATGCTCTGAACAATCACGCCGGAGTGTTGACAATCACGCCGGAGTGTTGGTGCGGTGTGGTCAAGTACAGACGGTCAAGCCGGGGAATATCTAAGCCCTCACGAGCGAGAGCATAGGTGGCGAATAAATACCGCTTCTTGCCCTGTCGCATATCTTCAATAGCCTGTTCCCGCTGCGCTTTTGCCTTTTTGGAAGTCATACCCCCGTCAACCATGACCGCCTGACTTCTCAGCTTGGGCGGTAAATTCTCAATCAGATACCGCAGGTGACTTACCCTGTCGGAGAGAATAAGATTGTAGTGGTTACTGTTATCAATCAGGTCGGAAATAATCAGCTTATTGCGATCAGCGTTCTCGGTCAAAAAGTTAATCAGTTTGGCTTCGATTACCGTACCGTCCGTGTCGAGAAACGCCCTGTTCAGACCAACCCCCGTAGAGCGAGGATAAACCGTGACCTTGACGATTTTATCAGCAACTACCTCTCTCGGAATGGTATGAACCACATCACCCAGCAAAGCGAATGTCGCTTTAATCAATCCGTCAGCCCGATCAGGGGTAGCGGTCAAGCCGTACTTGTGTCGAGCGGCTAACGAGTTCAGCACTTTTGAATACATCGTGACCGAGGTCGGGGAACCGCTGACACGGTGGGCTTCATCTACGATAATCGTGTCCCATGTGTTTCGGTAGAGCGGAAGATCGAGATTGCACATTGTCTGAACGGTCGCAAAGGTGATAGCCTTACCAATCTGCACCTTACCCTCCACGATTGTCCCGGTTAACGATGGGCTCATGTACTGTTCCGCACGGTCTTTGCTTTGGGTTATCAGGTCTTTCGTGTGGCAAAGCCAGAGTGTACGCCTACCCAGCGTAGCTGCCATCGCCAAACCAATCTGTGTCTTACCGCACCCCGCAGGGGCTTGAAGAATACCATAGTAGGCAGTTATCAGTGCTTCCTTGGCTTCCACTTGGTAGTCATAGAGCGGAATGGTGCAACCGAAGTCCACCTCGGTAGGTGTAGGAAGATTGACCTTCATGTGGCAATCGTCCATCGCCAGCACATCATTCAAGCACCCGTAGGGAAGAACCAGTGTGTCACCGTCCCATTGGAACAGGTACAACTTCTCAGGGGTGTTGCCGACCCAAAAGTGCATACGGACTTTCTTAGCGTACTCAGGATTAGGAAGGATAAGCTGCTTCTTGCACCATGTAAGCAACTGCTCGGACGGGTTTTCAATTCGGAGCTGATTGCCAACAGTTACTTGCATTGGGACACCCACTCTCCGAGTGTGATACCGTATCGCCTAATATCGTTGGCAGACAGCACAGTTCGCAAAACGGACAATTCCAAAAGCGTAGAGAAGGAGATGAACCGAACTTCACCAGTTATCAACCTGATTGCAAACCAGCCCTCTCCATTCCCGGTTTCCTTCCAGAGCGTCATAGCGGAAAACTGGTTTTCTTCGATACGCTCCATCTTGAAAATGTTCTTGGAACAATCCTTACAGTCAATGGGATAGCTAACACCGTTTCGAGCCGCAATTACATCGAATGGCTGACCTTGACTGTTCTGAGCGAGATTGTGCGCCCAAAAGCCACAACCCGACAGGCTCAGGCATAAGTCTCTTTCAAAGCCAGTGCCAACCTTGCGATTGACATTCATGTTTTCACTCCTTTCACCGCCCCTGACGGGGCGGGATTTACGAGATACCCGATCAAATGCAGAAGCCGAAGGACACGCCATAGGAGAAGCTGGCGCCGTCATTGCCGGCGTTGCCGTTGCTGTTCACATAACAGAAGTTGTTGGCGCTGCCGGAATTAGGAGAACGCTCCCATCTCCAATCCCTCTCACCATTCTGCTTGCACTTGCCATAGGGCGTGTTCTCTCGCTTGTACCAGTCGTACCACTTACCCTCACCGCCGCAGGAATAAATCTTGCGACCGAAGACCTCCTGCTCAGAAAGAACGAACAGCTTGTCAACGGAAGGAACCAGCATTTCGTTCTTACCGCTCTTTGCGGTGATCTTCACCACGGGCTTGATGACCACTTTCAGATCAGCAGGAAGCTGCTTCTCGAAGAAGTTGCCGTTGAGCTTGGCACGGAGATAGGAAGCGTCCCAGCCGCCCTCGTTGGTAGACTCCTCATTCATGGGAATGTCACCGTCAAGGGTTTCCACAGTCTCAAAGGTGATATGAACCAGACTGCCGTCCCTTGCGTAGTCATGGTTGAACCCGATGATACGGGCAGTCAGGTAGGAGCCGTCAGCCAGACGGAACTTCTTGGTATCACCGACCTCGAACATCTTGTCAGCAAGGCCGAAGGAGGAATACATATTGATCTCGTCCCAAGAACAGTCTTCCAGCTTGCAGCGCTTCGGAGAGGGGCGACCGCCGAACATGACACCATACACAGAATTAAGGTGAAGTTTGACGGTATCGGTATCCACATAGCCCGTAGGCATAAGGGTTTCGATCATCTTCTTCTGAGAAGCGATGGTTTTCTCCATCTTCTCGAACTCGTCAGCGAGTTTCGCAATCGTGCTATTCATAAAGTTCTCCTTTACAAAGTGATAGGTTCTGATATAATCAGATTGAGCTTTTACGCTTGCCGTTGATGGAAGTACCAGTTCCGTCAGCGGCTCTTTCTTTTTCTCGGCGGGGCGGGATAAAACGCACCAGACAGCTCACAGAACAGCCAGAAGCAGCCAAGGCCGATACCCATACGAACCATGCCTGCGCCGAGAGCCATCGTGTCCTGCTCTACCGCACCAACGACACCCAACAGGTAGAAAAACGAGAGAAATGCCAATACTCCAAATACCTTTTTCATTATCTGTTCCTCCAAACCATAGGTTTCCATTGATACGGTGTTCCGTACTTCTGTTCGTACCAGCTCTCGAACTGCTTGCGGTTCGTTTCGTCCTTGAAAAACTCTCGGACAGATCGAGCAAGGAGTGAGCTGAACGCTTTGGCCTGTCCTCGCACTTCCGGGACAAATGCACTGTCGCTCATGACACACCGCCAATCTGCCGCTCGTACCAGTCCAGAATGTCGATAGACTCAGCGATGATCTTGTCCACAGAAGGGCCGTTACGAGTCCCTGCGAGAATTGCACTCAGGACAGGGCCGTTCGTTTCAATACCCCGCTTTCGGAGCATATCAATCAGCCATGCAAACGACAGGTGATTGACGCTCAGGCGATAGCGAATTTTCTCACGCTCTTTCACAAAACCTCTCCTTTCTTTGAATTGAGAACAATATTTATTGACAACCAGTGGGCGTAATGGTACAATTTACTTGCCAGACAATTAAACCATTGACCACAGCAACCGCCGAAAAAAGAAAACCTTTCGGGGGTCGGATTTTTGTTGTCAAAATCTCTTGTTCACAATCCAAAGTATATCCTACCTTTGTAGGATTGTCAATAGCAAATCCTAAAAAAGTAGGATATTTTTGAAGGAGGTACTTTATGAACACAAGCCGTATTAGAGATTTAGCCAAACAACAAGGGAAAAGTGTCACCTATATTTGCAAACTTATCAACCGCCCCAAGTATTATTTGAACGATGTAGATAAAAAGCCTGACCGCATGATTTCAGATGAAGACTTAAAAACTCTTGCTATCAATCTTGGAACAACGGCTGACTATTTGAAAGGCGAAACTGACGACCCTCTCTTTCACTTGTCCTCTGTTGGTTTGACCACCGAACCTTATGAAAAGAATTGCAAGCGACCTATTTTCGGTCATGCGTCCGCAGGAAAAGGTGTCATCGCTCAGCAAGAAGCATTGGGATATGAACAAGTTGACCCCGAATATGACTGTGATGATTGTTTCTGGTTACAAGTTGACGGAGATAGTATGTCGCCAGTCTTAGACGATCACGATTTAGTGCTGGTTAAAAAGGATACACCTCCCGAAACAGATACTCTTATGGTTGTCATTGTTGATGACGAAGAAGGATTTGTTAAGAAAATCAGTATTGATGAAGATACTGTGACCCTTCGTTCTTTTAACCCACACTATCCTCCCCGTGTTTTTGGCGGTGTTGAAATTGGACGATTGCGCTTTGTCGGTAGAGTCATGGAGCTAAAAAGGAGATTTGCATGAAAAAATTTCCAATCGACCTCTCCTGTCTGACAGAGGAAGAAATCTCTCAATTTCAGGAAGACCCATATACGCTTTACAACGGCGATCAAGAAGTTGCTCTCTATCTTCGGTATAGCTCCACAGGTCAAAGTGACCAATCCATTGAAGGGCAGCTTCGTGACTGCCGTGCCTTCTGTAAAGCAAACCACTACCGCATTGTAGCAATCTATGTTGACCGAGCAACGACCGCTCGCAAAGATGTGGAAAAGCGGGTTCACCTCATGGAAATGGTTGCGGATAGCGCAAAACGGAATTGGGAATATGTCATCGTCTGGAAGCTCGACCGTTTTGCTCGTAACCGCAACGATAGCGCAATTATGAAAATGCGTCTGCGGAAGAACGGCGTAAAAGTCCTCTCCGCTACGGAACACCTCACCGACAGCCCTGAGAGTATCATCTTGGAATCTGTGTTAGAGGGTATGGCTGAGTTTTTCTCTGCCGAGCTGTCGCAGAAGGTCACGAGAGGTATGCGTGAATCTGCCTTGAAGTGCCACAGCGTAGGCGGTCATATCCCCCTTGGATACAAGGTGGAAAATCACAAGCTGGTCGTTGACCCTGACACCGCCCACATCGTTCAAGAAGCGTTCTCTCTTTACGCCAACGGCGAAAGCGTAGCTGACATTTGCCGAAAGTTTAACTCTGCCGGATATAAGACTGCCAAAAATACAGAGTTCAACCGCAGTAGCTTTAAGGCCATGTTCCGTAATACTCGCTATATCGGCACTTATACCTACAAGGATATTGTCATCGAAAATGGTATTCCCGCCATCATTGATAAGGAGCTGTTTGAAACGGTACAACGGCGGCTTTCTAAGACCGCCACAGCCCCGGCAAGGGGCAAGGCTAAGGTAGATTACCTCTTGTCTGGAAAGCTGTTCTGCGGTCATTGTGGGGCTTCTATGAACGGTGAAAGCGGAGCCGGTAGGCACGGCAAGGTCTACCACTACTATTCCTGCTACACGAAAAAGAGAAAACTTGGGTGTGATAAACGGCCTTTGAAAAAAGATTATATCGAAGGAATAGTAGCTCGTGACGCTCTCAACCTTTTGACCGATCAGCTCATTGATGAAATCGCAGACATGGCAATCCGGCAGAGTGAACAGGATTTAATAAACGACACGCACATTCCGCAGTTGACCGCTCAGTTGTCAGAGGTCGAAAAGTCAATCACAAATATCACCGCTGCCATCGAAAAGGGTATTGCTTCTGAGACATTGATGAACCGACTTGTCCAGCTCGAACATGAAAAGAAGACACTCAACAAAGAAATCAAAGCTGAGGAAAAATTCGTCTATCGGATTGACCGTGACCAAATCGTATTCTGGTTGAGTCAGTTCAAATACGGAAACATCGAAGACGAAGATTTCCGCAGACGGCTCATTGATCTACTCGTCAACTCCGTTACAGTGTGGGACGAACCTGACGGGTATAAGATCACTACCGCATATAACCTAACATCTTGCAAAGCCAAGACTTTCCGGGTAGAAAAGAACCCCGCCGCCGAAGAAGCGACAGGGTTCGATTTTGGAGAGTCTGAGTGTACCATTGAGCGCATATCCGAACCCTACATTGTGTGGGGAACGGTATTCGTTCAAACCAAAAGACACTCCTTACCTTAATCGGTAGGGAGTGTCTTCTTTTATTCTTCGCCGGAATACCCGTTCGCTCTGGCGCATTTCAGCGCACCCAAGATCATCTTGTCTTGAGCCAGAGTTCGTTCTTTTAGCTCATAGAGTGGAGTGCGGCGATGATCGTCCCATTCAATGAGCTGCTTTTTGTCGTGAACGACTTGACCCTCATAGAGATTGATAACCTTGTCGAGCGTGATTTCTTTCAGCACTTGCATTTTCTCACCCCTGAGCGTCCTCGTCTGAGGTTTCTTTTGACTTGATCTTAATGCCGTACAGAATGGCAAGTTCGGCAGTCCAAGCCGCAAACCAGCCGACCGTCAATTCTGTGTCAACCGTGTGACCGCAGGCGTTCAAAATCAGAACCACAACGGCGTACCAAGTCAGGTTGAAGATGGACAAGATCGTGAACTTCGTGCGCTTTCTCATTCTTTTCTTCTTCGGCTTAGGTTGCACTCGTTTACCACCCATAGGAAGCCCTCTCAGCGGCTCAGGAAGCGTTCATGCACGAAGCCAGTATAATTTACCCTCTTGTGCGAGAACGCCACATAGAGCCATTTAACGCCGTTTACAACGGTGTAGTAACCGTAGTTCTTGACGGTGGTTCCCTTGGGGATTGTCACCAGCACTCTACTGTCCGTCCCGGCAGCGTCACGGACATTCAGGCCAGCACCAGCGGTCACGGTGTAAGTACCTGCCACGGCCTTATTGAAAGACCGTGCGACACCCTTGGCCTTGACCTCAGTGGTAGGAACGGGCTTGACTGTTTCGGGCTGTATGTGGGTCACGGTTTTGTCGTAGGTCACAAAGGGGAGGTGTCCGTGCTTCTTCCACATACGGGTATTGTACCCGTTCTTCTTCCCGATGTTACCGACAGCGGTAATCTGCACATTGTTCGCCCAACGAGGGGAACACTCGACCGCCAGACCGTTTCCGATATACACACCGATGTGTCCCGTAGTCCACACCACCTCGCCGGGGTCAACCTTGTCCCACCCGGAAGCCGTAGCGTCCTTGCACCTCTTAATCATGGTGTCAGCGCCCTCGTCAGGTACGCCGTTGGTGGCGTACTTCGCACCACCATAGGACTTGGTTTTATCACCAGTCCAGCCCCACAAAACGGCTTTGATAAGGTTCACACAGTCAAAGCCGAAGGTGTCAGGGGTCGCCGCCATAATCATAGAGGTACGAGCTGCCGCCATGTTGTAGGGGTGGTTCTTGATATACCGAGACTTGTTTGTGTCGGTCAGCGGCGCACCAAAGCACCCCATGACATACAGGGTCTTGTAGTGCTTGGCAATATCAACGACCTTGGCGACCAGTTCACTTGATTTCATCATAGCTCTTACCCTCCTTGGTAGCGTCCAAAATGGCCTTGAACTTCGTAAATGCTTCTGTGATGTACTTGCAGGACACCATGAGTACCGCACCAATAATCACCAAATTGCTGAAAATATCCACATACTCAGTCGGAATTTCCCACCCGACCATATCCGCAAACAGCGGCAGCGTAGTAATAGCGACACACAGCAGGGTTAGACCGCAGACAAAAGCGGTGATCTTCAAGCCGGAGTTTATCAGCTTTTCCTTGCTGAACGGTTCCAGCAGGACTTTGATGTTGTAATACAGAGAAAAGGATACATTGGAAAGGTAGGCACACAGAAAAATCAGCATAGCCCAGCCAATGTTCGTCAGGTTATGCAAAATGGTTTCGAGCATAATTTTTACCTCCAATTTTTAATTTAGGTGAGTTAGGTGAGTAATCGGGCGTTTTTCCTATAAACTCCCTCTTATACGCGCATACTAAGAGAAAGTTATAGGGATTTTGACCCGATTACTCACCTTTTTCACCTTACTTTCGGGTCATGCAGGCTTGTGAAAGCCCTCCAAATCCTCGATACGGTGGTTGATGACCTTGATCTGTTCTTCAACCACAGGCACACGCCTTGCGAAATTGTTGTGTTCCCGCACTTCACGGGTCAGTTCGTTCAACTTGGTTTCGATGACCGCCTGCTGCTTGTCCAGTTTTGCGTCAACCTTGCTGGCAGACTTGCCGGACGAGTAGATGATACCAAGCAGGCTCAGACCACCCGTGATAATAGCGACCAGAATTGCGTCACTCATGTCCTGCCCCCTTTTTTACTTGCCGGTGTATTCTTCCCAGCCAGCGGGATAAGCGTCCGGGGAATACACATTTCCGTCAATCAGACTGCGGTACAGCTTGTCGTTGTAACTCACAATGTCACCCTTGTTGTAAGCGTCATGAGCGCCGGTGGGCTGAGTCCACACGGGATAGCCGGAGGGGGTCAGGCCAATCGGCGTGTAGAGAGCGGGAAGTGTGTCAGGCTTCCAATCTGCTTGAGAAGTGTGCGCCTGTACTACCTTGTAGAGCTGCGGGTCGCCTACACCGTTCACACCGTAGGTGAAATAGTCACCAACAGCATAGGCATGACCGACCTGATAGGGGTCATAGATGGTTGCAACCACCATCGCAGAGTCTTCGTCAAGGCTTTTGGCGAACATCTGAACAGCCTTGCGGAACTGCTCAGAATTACGAATGTCGTTCGGGTCAGTCAGCAGAGCGGTCAGACTGGAAGCGTAAACGCCATCGTCCACTTCTTCGACCGAAACCGTTTCAGCACCGTTCAGTTCGGGGTGTCCGTTGACATGGTACACGGTGCCGTTCAAGGTAATACCCTGTGCATTGTCCTCGACCGTCAGGCCGTAGCAGCCGTTTTCCTGCATACATACCCAAGTTAGATTGCTCACAATGCCGAGAACTGCGTCCTTCTTGATGATTTTATACATGGCTTTTCCAACCTTTCTCGTCCGGGTAGAACCCGTACAATGATTTGAAATACTGATTAGTGCGCTGTCGCACCTTGAAGCTGTGATCTCGCTTCATGTGACCGTTGTAGGAGTCTACGGAACACCGAATGTCAGCCAAGGTCATTTCGCCCCGGTCGAGCTTTCCTCGGAAAGCCCTGAGCTTGTGTCGAACGATTTTTGTTGAGTCCTTGTTCATCTTCCGAACAACCTTGCCGGTCGGTGTGATGATGAACCTCGTTTTCAACCAGCGGTAATAATCTCTGAGAGAAATGACCCTCGTCTTCTTCAAGTTCAATTCCAGACCGCACTTCTCGCAGATGATCTTTAACCCGTCCATGCAGAGATACAGGTCATCAATGTCAGGGCTGATTGCCACACCATCGTCCATGTATCGCTCATAGGCTTTGATACGGCAGACCTCTTTGAAATAGTGGTCGATCATATTGGGAAGCATGAGGGCGTTCGTCTGAGACACCTGACTGCCAAGACCCAAGCCCACAGAACCGAAGTCCGTAATAAAGCTGTTCGCAAGCTCTCTGATTTTCGGGTCATGAAGTCTGCGGTCGGCTTCACGGAACAGCGGCTCATGTGGGGCTGAGTCAAAGAAGCTGTGAAAATCGTAAAGCAGAACCCCTCCTTCCAGACCGTACTTCCTGTAATGTCGTTGAAGATAACAGGTCATACGGCGCAGGGCGAAGTCCATACCTCGGTGTTTCAAGCTGGCGGAGTTATCATAGATGAAACAGGCCGAATAGATGGGAACTAAGCAGTAGTCACACAGACACTTTTGAACCGCTCGTTCCGTGATATGGACTGATCGGATATACCGCTTCTTCCCTCGCTCCATGATGGTGAAAGCGTGAAAACCACGGTGCTTGAAGGTTCCGTTTTGAAGTTCACGATGGGTTTTTGCGATGATTGGAATGATATTGCCGATATACCGCTGAGTTGAGTTTTTCCAGTAGACACCCTTACAGCATTTCTTCCCGGAAAGGTAAAGGTGTCTGAACGAAAAGACTTCATCGAAATCACCACATTCTTTGCTTCGCCGCAGACGAGCTTCGTCCCGCTTGGCTTTCCTGCGCTGATAACGGGCTTCTCTCCGTTCTTCACTTGTCATAGAAGGTTCCCCTCCGTACAGTCTTATTGTCGGGTACGGGTTCTAACTGCTTGTAGTACCAGCCATGAAATGAGCTACCGTACAATCACTCACCATGCAAGAAGCGTCCGGCTGACTACATCGGACGGGGTGTTTTGGCTTGGTAGCCGGGAACAAGCCCTCCCTCTGCAAAAGGTACTGATTTCGCCCAAAGGGGTTACTACGACTGACCTATGCGAAGTTGCAGAGTCCGAAGGACACGCCATTGGAGTTGCTGGCGTTGTTATTGTTGGCGTTGCCGTTGTTGTTCACATTACAGAAGTTGTTGGTGTTGCCGGAATTAGGAGAACGCTCCCACCAGTTGTTCGCAGAAACGGTAACAATTACAGGGCTTGACCCAATGAAAAACTCACGCAGAGAGGTCTTTATACCTCTCGTGGTCAGCTTTCCGAACCTTGGAGATAAGCTGTGCTTCGTCCGTGATGTACTCTCCAAATTCCTTCATGGCGTGGTCAATCCACGGACATTTTTCAGGGTTTTGAAGAATAGCGTCATAGAGTAAAGTCAGCTTCGGGCTGAGATTTTGAAGGGCGATGTTGGCGTTAATCAGGTGATCTCGCCGCATTTGCGCTTCATGCTGATTGTGCGGGTAGATGTTGTTCGCCGCTCGGACTTCCTCGTGAACCGTGGAAGCCAGCTCGAAGATACGGTTTGTCAGCAGAGGTGCGTATCTTTTAGGAGCCTTGGTGCAGACGGAGAAAGCGTGAAGCTCTAACCGTCTGGCGGTTTCGATGAACTGCATGGAGCTTTCGCCACGCATAGCTTTGATGACTGACACGCCAACATTCCTTTCTTACACCGCCCCTGACGGGGCGGGATTGGTGTTGATGAAACCGGGGATTAAACGCAGAAGCCGAAGGACACGCCATGGGAGTCGCTGGCGCCGTTATAGTTGGCGATGCCGTTGTTGATCACAATACAGAAGTGGTTGGTGTTGCCGGAATAAGGAGAACGCTCCCACCAGTTGTTCGCAGAACCATTGACCTTCTTAATGGTGCTGTTGCCAGCGGTGTAATATTCGTATTGCTTACCCTCACCAGCGTAAGAATACTGAGTAGCACCAAAGACTTCGATCTCGGACAGAAGGAACAGCTTGTCGGAAGTGGTTTCCAAACCGGACTGATTGTTGCCCTTGCTGGTCATTTTGTTGACGAACTTCAACACGCTTTTCAGGTCAGAGGAAAGCTGGTTCAGCAGCGTTGCCATTGTGGAGGTACGCATAGTGGAACCACGCCAGCCGTTCACATTAGTATTGGAGCCGTTCATGGAATAGGTCGTGTTCAAACAATCGACCAACTGGAAGGTAATACCCGCCTTGGTGCGACCGCCATCTGCGGTAGTCAGAGTGTCGTGGTCAAAGCCGATGATCTGCGCCGCATAGGTCACGCCGTTGACAGTAATGTTCTTCTTATCACCGACCTTCCAGTAGTTCGGAGCCTGACCGAACTTGGAAACAGCGGCGATGTTGTCCCAAGAGGTAGCTTCCAGCGTAGCGCCAACTACGAAGGGATAGACATACACGATACCGATGACTTCCAGCGTGTAAACCTTGGTTTTTTGAGAACCGTTGTAAGTAAACACGATAGTCCAGTCACCCAGCTCGGTCGGGTACAGAGTAGCATAGCCGGTCGAAGCAACCTTGCCTGTCAGAGTTTTGCCACCCCTACTCATGGTGACGGTCGAGCCTATATCAGCGATGACACGCACCTCAGCAGGAGAACCCTTCTGGCTCAGGGCGTAGAGAGCGTCATTCACCGTGGGGTCAGCCCCATCCAGTTCCAGTGCCGCTTTCGTGGTATCATCCAGCAGATTTGCTTTGCTCAGAGGTGTTCCCACCACATCACAACCGGCGTTTGCTCCGGTGGTGTCGGTGTTCAGAACAACATCTAAGTAGCCGTTTCCGGCGATAAGCTGTTGCCTCCATTCCTCGAAGGTAGCGGGCATATCGGAAGGTGCCCGAATGATACTGGACTTTCCATTGCCCTTGATGGTGGTGTCTTTCATAGCGTTTCATGTTCCTCCTTTTTATTGTCCGCAGTACCGAACCCCCGTGTAGGGGAAGGGAGCGGTTGTTTGCGTCACTCTGCTGTCGATCATGAAAAGCAACTGCTCAATGTCATTTGCCAGTTGATAGGTCATGTAGTCCATAGACCCAGGGACAGAAGGGGCATTTGCCGGTAGATTGAGTTTGGCTCTCAGTTTGGTCAGACAGGTCAGAAGATTGGAAATCTGACTCTGCGTGGGCCAATCTCCCACCGCCCAATCCACCTTCGGGATAATGCTGTCATCATAGATAGCCAGGGCTTTCATGCGTTCTACCAGATAGGAGATTGCCTCCCCAATCCGGTTGAAATCGGTGTAGTTGTAAGCCCCTTTCATTCCGGCCATGTATTCTGTCTGTTCCTCCGAGGTGAGAGCGGAAAGCCCTCCCCCGGTCAGGATTTTGTTTTTCAGTTCAAATACACGGTCAACATCGGCTTGGGTTCTGTCGAAAATCAGATTATCAATTACACTCATATCAAGCCTTTCACCGTCATCTTTCCGCTCAGAGAGCCGTCAAAAGTGATTTCGTCCACCAAGATCAGAGCGTCCATCTCGTCAGTGTAAAGGGTCTGCAAACCGATAATGTCACCCACTTCCATTTCCGGGTTGCCCCGGTAATTGGCCTCATAGGTGTTCCGCATTTGCAGATAACTCTTTACATGATTGGCAAGAGCCTGACACATCGTATCATTGGTGATAAGGGGGTTTTCCTCCTTGTCGATCTCGCCGGACTGAGCAACGGGGTAGGAAACGACCACCGAATTCTCAGTCAGTGTTTTGCCTGTGATCGTTACGGTCTTAGTGCCGGAGGATAACACTAAGTCCGCAGCTCTGGCGTAGATATTGGAAGATACCAATGTCCCACCAGATACGGAAATTTGAACATCTTGTGCAAGACCAGAGAACTCAACATGAAGCTCAGTTTCGGTGGTCGTTCCCTCAAATAGTGTGGAAGCGTCATTGGAGGCCGTGTAGGAGTACCGGGCTACGGAAACGGACTTCAATTCATCAATTTTGGAAATCTTCTGACTGTTCTCCCCAATAGAGGTGAAGTCCAGAGTGAAGTCAGTTTCTCGGTAGTAAACCTTAGTGACTCTGGCTCTCCGATAGGGTAAGTTTCCGATCATGGTCACTTCAATTTTGGTACACTCGATTGCCAGATTGGAAGACACATACACTTCCACGGAGTCAATAGCTGCGGTCTGGGTATCAAGCAGAGTATCATCGTGGTAATATTTCACCTGAACCGCACCGGGAAATTCATTGAGTACCGTATCAAAGCGAATTGCCAAGACCGGGAGATCGTGAGGCACATCGAAGGTCTTTGTAAAGACCGGGGGATTTGCGAAAGACCCGTCCGCTCCGGTCATGGCCTCACTGATATAACCTCTCTGACCGGCATTGCTGTCGGGAAGAATGACCTGACTGTCACCACCCAGCGTCCACCGGTTCAACTCGAAAGTGGCGTAGGTATTCTCTGCTGTGTTGCCCTTGTCCACCGTGTCCCACTCACTGAACCAAACATGGCCGTTGTCGGCCCATACGCCGTTGTATATGCCGATGACGGTAACACCAAAGGGTCTGATATGGATAATGTTGTCATCGTCCGTATAGAGGCGGCAACAGGCCGCATGAGCGATAAGCTGCAAGCAGTTCATGTGGGTGTCAATGGGAAGAGCCGCCGTAGTGAACATCTGCTTCAAGCTCTCGTCAATCTCCCACGGGTGCGTTCCCTGTTCTGTCAGGGTCAAATCAGCGTCCAACAGAACTTCTTCTGCCATGGCAAACAGGCTTTTAGAACCAAGTTTGCTTTTATAGAAGGTTTTCGTCAGACTCCCAATCAGACCGGTTCCGGTAAAGGTTGTCTGGTTATCTTTGGTAGTGGGCTTGCCATTCAGCACATACTTGTCAGATTTAATCCACTCCACAGAGCCGTCCGGCAGTTCATAGCCGAATTGGATTTCAATGGGAGAGTTCTTATCCACATAAGCATAGATGCCAGCCGGATTATCAGGGTCATAATTGTGTTCGTAGTCAATGATGGTGAACTCCATCGTTTCGGTAGGCAGTCTGCGACTTAGAGGGTCAACATCATGCTTTTGTTGGGTGGAAATAATATCCTTGTTCACAAATTGCTTATTCAGGCCGTACAGAACCTCTTCCAGCCTGGGCCTCCGATATGGCAGAGCCATGTCGAAGGTGATCGTCACCTTGTCTACCTGGGCCGCTCTCGTGTTTATCACAACCTCTACGCCGGTCACAGGTACTACTTGGGTATCAACCAGGGCATTGCTCAGATAAAACCTTGCGGTGATCTGCAAGGGCCATTCCTGATACCGGGTATCAAAAGTCAGCGTCAGACCGGGGAAGGTGTGGGGAGTAGAGAACTGCCGGGTAATAACTGCTGGGGTGCTGAACGCTCCCTCAGCGTCACTCATGTGGTTGGACGCAAAACCGTCCTGCACCGTTCCACTGGTGGGAAGAATGAGAGCTTTACCATCCAATGCCCACCTATTTAATTCCAAAACGGCATAGGGACTCCCATACTGATAAGGATAATCCACCGTTTCAAATTCAGAAAAAGGTAGCTCCCCATTGCTTACCCACTCACCGTCCGTTGCGGCTGTTGTGTCCACATTTCCGAAGGTAATACGGACATAGGAGCGGTTGCGAAGGAGGCCACGCATACTCAACTTGTAAGCGTTACTTACAGATTTCATATCGGCCCTCCTTTACAACGGCTCTCCGCAGTCAATGAGATTAACTTTGCAGTTAATGTAATCAATGGGAAGTTGCGTTTCCGGGTCAAGATGGAATGGCTCTGCCGTTCTGTCACCGGGGTACATCTTCCGGGTAGTCCATGTGTTGTTCACCATGTCCGGGTAAGTGACCATCACATAGAAATTTCTAAATTCTTGCAACAGGCTCGACCACTGTTCCGCAGTCAGATAAGCCCATTCCAGATTGTCGATTTTTTGCTGTTCACGGCCTACCACCTGACCTACCACCACAGCATTTGCGTTTCTGGCGGAGTCCACGATGGTAGCGGTCATGAGGTTAAGCCCCCTGCGGGGGCAAGGATATTCACGACCATTGATCTTGATAAATGCTGCCATATCCTTACCCCCTTAGTAGGCGTTGGCAAAGGCACCACTGTTCACTCGGACACCTCTGCTCCGGTTGTACCGGTCATAAGACCGGCCAATTACATCATCACCGATGGACACAGACAAATCCTTGTCCTCGATGATATTCATGAGTGCATAGATAGCGGCGATCACACCATCATTGGCAACGGACACGCCAGCGGAAATACCTTCAACTATCTGGTCGTTATTGGCAACAGCGGTACGCCGTCCCATGGCACCCACCATCTCGGCCCCAGCCTCTCTCGCAATGAAGAGTTGCCCTTCATCCACAAAACCGCCCTCAGCCATATACTGAATACGGTCTACGCTAATTTCACTGAAATAGCTCAGACTAATACCGGTGAATTTCGATACCTTGTTGATTTGACGGATAACATTGTTGAGTGAGCGGATGGCATTGTTCATGCCTCTTTCCATTGCGTTCAGAGTAGAGTTCCACTGGATGATAGCGGTATTGGTCATGCCTCTCCACATGGAACTCCATCCCTTCGGGAAGGTGGTCGTAAAATCGTCCATGCCAGTGGTCATCTGCGTTTGGAAGTCTGTGAAGCCGAGAAGCGTATTTGTACGGAAAGTGGTAAAGTCTGTGTTCATGGTGTTCAAACCGGTCTGCCACTTCTGCACAACCCCGTCTACCAGCGTATTGAAGTTGGTGTCAAGGGTGGTCTTTATCTGCTCCACATTGGCTTGAATGAGAGGCATTTTATTCGTCATGCCAGTGGAGAAGCCAGTCACAAGCTGCTCACCGCAGACTTGCAGATTGGTAAAGATGCCAGTTGCCAGATTTGCCGTACCGTTTTCCTGCGTCAGAATACCAAGCTGCTCCATAAGAGCGGCATACTGTGTCAGCAGGGTTACAGCGGTTTGCAGTTCCGGGTTTGCAAGCCGCAGTTCGTCATTCAAGCTCTTAGTGTCCGTGTAGATGGCGTTCACATCGTCAGCGAAGTCACCGATAGGATTACCGGCAAAGAGCTTCTGGAAGCCGCTTACAATGCTGTCCCAAGTGATACCGCCCATAGAGTCAGTATAGGAACTGATCTCCCCGGCAAAAGTAGACATGAAATCCACAAAATCGGACATATCATCGGTAAGCTGGGGAAGAGTGCTGTTTAAGTCCCGGAGAGAAGGGGCAAGGTTATTGTTCAATTCGTCCGCAACAGCTCGTAGGCTTTCCACCAAACCGATACAAGCCAGGGCCATTTCTGCCAGAATACCAGCTCCCAAGGCGATTGCCGCAGGAAGCAACCCCGCCGTACCGATAGTGATTGCGCCAAGAGCTGCCGTCACAGTACCTACGCCAACCAAAAGGCCGGTGCCTACACCAATGGCGGTAGCAATCTCTTCGCCGTTGTCCAAAACCGGTTGCCATGCCTGACCAATCTCGTCAAGCCCCTTACCTACGGCCCAAATTTCTACCAAGAACAGACCGGTAGCTACGCCGAGTTCCAGTAAGATAGCGGTTCCGATGCCGATATTCAAGGCAATGGTCTTACCTCCGGTTCCCAGGGCGTATGCAGCTAAACCGACCGCACCCAAGATACCAGCTCCAATACCGATTGCAGTTGCAACGGTGGTTCCGTTTTCAATGACAGGTTCCCATGCTTTACCAACTTCTTCGAGTTCATGGCCCATGATGGCGATTGCCCCGGTAAAGATAATTGCCGCCGCAGCAACTTCGGCAATGACTACCACACCAAGGCCGAGGTTCTTCGCCAGAGATTTCAGCTTGGGGGAGAGCTGGGTACTAACGGTAGTATCAATCGTTCCCGTAGCATTGGAGAGTGTGTTCATAGCGGTAGTGGCATTGCCCAGGTTAGAGATACCCTTCAACTTGGAAAATACATCAAGAGCGACTACCAAACCGCCCAGGATTTCCAAACCGCCAATAATCAGAGCCACCTTGTCCACACCGCTCCAATCGCCTTGCTTGATAGCGTCCCAATTTGTAGCGATCTCACGGATGATGGTGGTGAAGCCTTGAATGGCTACGCTCCATGCCGCCAACTTGATATTTCCGGTGAACACGCCGATACCAATGGCGATATTAGTCAATCCTCGGATGACAGTCAGGGCATTTTCCGCATTGACACCGTTCTCCGCAATGTCGCTGATACCAATGACGATCTCACCGATACCCTGAATGACTTTCAGCGCACCACCGACCTTCAAACCGCCGAGCATAATCAGAGCGTCCCCCACCATACCGGCAAAGGAACTAATCATACCGGCAACATTCTGGAAGGTAGGGCCGTTGTCCAGGAAATCTTTCAGATACCTTTCAAATTCCTTCAAATCAGCAAGGAACATGGACAAACCGAGAACTTTGAAGTCCAGTTTGAAGGCAAAATTCTTGGAGTTCAGTTCTTTCAGAAGTTTCAAGGCCGCTAAAAAATCCTTGGCGACCTTCCACGCCAAAATACCCGCCGCAATACTGGTCACAGTGGAAAGAACACCTTTCAGGTTTTCTTTAAGCTCGTCAACCTGGGAATTGATGTTCTCAAAAATGCTCTCGTCCCACAGTTTATCAATATCAAACTCACCCTCGTAGCCTCCACCGGAAACACCGGCACCAGCTCCCCCGGCTCCCTGATTAGGGTCAAAAACATTCAGCTCGTCAAAACCAGCGGTGTACTGTTTCAGCTTCTTTGCGGCACCCGCAGCGTCACCAAGGTTATCGGCCATGTCCCCGGCTGCGGAGGCACCAGAGCTGACTCCGAAATCCACCGGCTTCAAGTCAATGCCAAAGAGTTGTGCCAGAGCCGCAATCGCTTCCCCAATCAGCTCCACAAAGGCTTGCACATAGGGCAAAACCTTTACCAAAGCAGGAAGAAGGAAAGAGCCAAATGCCTGGGACAGAGAAGTAAGCTGTTGGCGCAAAGTTCTCATAAGTCCTTCTGCGGTAGTCATCTCACGGGCATAAGTGCCAATCAAATCTTGCGCCTTAGCCTGGTCAATCAGGGTCAGATACCGCAGATAGGACTTCAATTCCTCGCTTGCGCTTTGAGTGCTGTACGCAATACCGTAATTTGCCGCCGTGATCTTCAACTGAGAGTCCACGATGGTGAAACCGGCTCTACGGATGGGTTCAACCTCACCGGCAATAGCAGAGCGCACAGCAACGGCAGCGTCTTCAAAACTTTTGTAAATGTCATTGTAACCGGCCCAAATATCATAAGTCAGCTCGGTATAGTTCATAGCCATAGCCGCAGCGTCCTTCTGTGCGACACCGAAGCCTTTCAGCATAGTGCCGTAGATGGAAGCATACTGCATGAACTGTTGAACATTGATTTGCAACTCAGCGTTCAGGCGGTTAATCCACTTGTAATTTTCTTCTGCCTCTTTGCCAAAAGCTCGACCAAAGCGATACATGATACCTTCCCATTCGGAAGCCTGATACATATATCCGGCAAGCGCGGCACCAATTCGATTAGAGGCGTAAAGTACCGTGGAAAGTTTGATACCTGTGAGAGCGTTAGACCACGCTTTAGTACCGGTAGTGGCCCGGTTTACAGAATTGTTGTACCGGTCTGTGCTGGCAATCAACCTCTGTATT